AAGCTACGACACCAACGGCTCGACCCTGGTGTTCTACATCAACATGGCCGGGGACGCCTGGTTCAAGGGCACCGTGGCCGCCGGGTCGACCGCGTCAGGCGCGACGGGCTCCGGTAACACCTGGAGCGCACCGATCCTCATCGGCGGCAGCATGTCCGGCGGTATCGGTGCCGGGGGTGCCACCATCACCGGCGGCGTCTGGAAGTCCTCCAGCGGTGCCAACCGCATCGAGATCGCGGGCAACACGATCACGGTCGTCTCGAACAACCTGCAGGGCGGCTACATCACGAACTACGCGACCTACGACGACATCCTCGCCTACGGCGCGAGCAACTCCGGGTCCATCTGGCTGGGTTATAACTCCTCCGCCGGGGGGCCGCAGGTCCGGATCTACAACGGTGGCAGCACCGGGCACGGTGCGGAGTACAACTTCGCGGTCATGAAGTCGTCGATCACCTCACTGGCCACCTCCGGTGCCGTCTACATCGACACCAACTCCGGCTACATGGGGATCTACACCTCGTCGGTGCGGTACAAGAAGGCTGTGCGACCGCTGGGGCTGGCCTCTGGGTTCATGAACATCGAGACGGCCACCTGGTCCGACAAGCCTGACATCGGCTCCGTCCCCTCGCGGGTGAGCACCCCCGGGGGGCAGCGGCGCAGCACCGGGTTCACCGCCGAGAACCTGCACAAGGCAGGGATGTTCGACTCCGTGACCTATGACACGCACCGCCGCCCCAACGGCATCCAGCAGCCCGCCATCATGGCCCACACCGTGGCCTACGTGCAGCATCTGGTGCGACAGGTGCAGGATCTGACGGCCCGGGTGGCCGTACTGGAAGGAGCGGGCGTGTGAGTTACGCCGATGTAGTCGCGATGGTGGAGGACTGGGAACTGCGGATGCGGCTCGTCGCCTGTGCCGCACAGGAGCAGCACGATTCCCCGGTGGGGTTCGTCGAGGACAACATCTGGCGCATCTGCGCGCAGCCCGGCTTCACGAAGGCGTGGGGCAAGACGGCCACCGCCACCGCCAACGACCCGGACTACAAGCCGGGCGGTGACGAAGGCGTGATCTCCGATGCGATGATCCAGGCCGGGGTCCAGAAGGTGATCGCCGACCTGTCCGTCAAGGCGACGGCGCGGACGCAGTCCGTCGAGGATGAGAACGTTGCCCGACTGCAGGCCGAAGACGATCGGGAGTTCGCCCGCCAGACCCGGCTCCGCCAATGGGACCTGGACCACCAGCCACGGGCTCGCGACGCGAGCATCGTCCACGACATCGAAGGAGACCCAATCTCGTGAGTGCCCCCGCCAACGACCAGCTCCAGCTCGACGTGAGCGAACTGCTGACCGCCCAGGCCACCATCTCCGGCCAGCAGATCGCCACGCTGATCCGCCGGGTCGCGGAGCTGGAGGCCGCGAACCTCGCGTTGCGGCGGCTGATCGACTCGGGTTCCAGCAACGGGGCCGCCCACCCCAAGGCGGTGAGCGGTGACTGACGTCAACATCTCCTGCCTGATCAGCCGGGACGCGCTCGGCCTCGATCCGCTGGAGATCGCCGACGGCCACCCCTACTACCTGTCCACCCAGTTCCTGGGGGCCGGGGTGAGCTGGGACCGCCAGACGGCGTCGTCGCGGTGGGTGGACGGCGACACCACCACCTCCCGGCGGCGCGGCAACGTGACGGAGCAGGTCGCGGTGGAGATCATGGCGGGCGGCGCGTTCGACCTGCAGAACTTCATGCAGGCGCTGATCGACGCCTTCGTCCAGGACACCTTCACGATGACGGTCACCCTCGACGGGCAGATCTGGGGCTACACCTGCGAGGCCGCCGACTACCAGAACGCCATGTGGAACACGCCGCGGTTGGCCGCCTACCAGGGGCAGATCGTGTTCAACGTGCCCCGGCGACCGGTCGCGCTGGCGGGGTTCTGACGTGCCCAGCAGCATCACCACCTACGCCGCCGGTCGGTGGCTGCCGATCCTGTTCGGGATCGGCACGACGCCGACGAACTACTGGGTCGGCATGGTCCTCCAGCCACCCGGCGTCAACGACGACGGCTCCTCGGTGCTGGCGTTCGAGCCGCAGGACAGCGCCTATCACCGTCAGGTGATGTCGCTGGGGCCGAGCTGGTGGGACGCCAACGACAACGGCACCGTGTCCAACCATTCGGACATCAACTTCGACGTCCCCAACGTCGGCTGGGGCTACCTGACCCACGTCATCCTGTGCGACGACGAGTTCCTGGGGAACCTGTACTCCTGGGGTGCGCTCCGCAATCCGCAGAACGTGCTGCAGGGTGTCGCACCCACCATCCCGGCCGGGTCGCTGATCCTCTCGATGCCGACCACGTCGTAGCCATGACCACTCCGAGCCGATCGGGCGTCGTGCCGATCCAGGTCAACGTCACGATGGCCGGATACATCCAGGTCGAGACGAGCGACCGGTTCGTCGAGCCGCTGCCGCCGACGCCCCCGGCGTTGCGGGCCACCCAGGTGGTGGTGCTGACCGCGGCCTCGGTGCCGATCATCGTGCGGGGCCGACCCACGGCGCCGCTGTACGGGTTCGTCGCCCCCGTCCACGTCACCGCCCACGTCGGGGCGGGGCACATCTACGCCGAACCGGACCCGAACCCGGTGTGGGACCCCGACGCCGACAACGGCATCGGCGGCACCGGGGCGTGGACGAAGCCGGTCCCCGCGTCGGGGGTGGGCGACTACCGCTGGGCGGTGCACTACATGCCGAACCCGGACTCCTACCCGGACGGCACCTACCCGGTGGGCGACCCGACCGCCGCCGACGGGACGGACCAGAACGATCCGGCGACGTACGCCTGGTACCCGGACCCGGGGACGGGCGGCCCGGCGTGGCTGTCAGCGCTGCCGTTCAAGCCGGAGGTCGTCAACCGCAACGTGATGCTCGCCAACGGCGACACGGTGCAGCACCCGCTGGCGTTCTCGTTCGCGTCCGGGCACTGCGCGCACATGTGGCTCAACATGGGTGCCCCGGTGCGGCAGCCGTTCACCTGGGTCATCGTGGCGATGCTGCTGCGGGACACCGGGTCCCTGCAGACGATCCTCGACGGGGGCCGCAACCCCTACTCGGTGGGAATGCCGCCGGTGACGGAGGCGGACCTGGGGGACGGCTGGACCATCGCCGACGGGCTGGGCTACCGGCAGCAGATCTCCACGGCGGGGCCGGGCACCGTACTGATGGACACCTCGGTGGTGGAGAACAGCAGCAGCGGGGTGGGCACCAACAAGGCGACCAGCTCGCTGAAGGGCTACGACGTCGACGTGTCGCCGCGGTTCTACGGCGCCGTCTTCAATGGTTCCCAATCGTTCATGTACTACCGCGGCTACGACGCGCTCGCGGTGCCCAGCGGCAACGTCTTCAACGGCACCGGCTACGACCACCAGTACTACGTGCTGGGCCGCCAGTACGGCCTCATCGACCAGTACCACGGCGCGGAGATGCTGGTGTTCGAGATGCGGTTCTGGCATCGGGCGCTGACCCGTGACGAGCTGGACGAGCAGTACCAGCAGCTCAGCTCGATCTACAAGTTCAAGAAGTACGGGGTGTTCCCGTGAGCGGCTGGACGTTCTTCGAGTCCCGCCCGGCGTCGGGCCGCTTCCTGATCACCGCCACCGGCTACGGCCCCGACGGCGCCAACGTCGACATCACCGTGGTCCGCGGTGCGGTCACCCAGATCGAGTCCTACTCCTCCGGCGACCCGTTCGGCGATGCGGCGGCGGTGCTCACCTTCCCGACGATCACCATGTTCGACGACCCCACGTCGATGGAGTTCCGGCGCTGGCTGTACCACTTCGCCGACATCGACATCTACTGGGCGCCGTCCGTCCCGGCGACCCCGATCACCGCGCCGGAGGACCGGGTGATCGACCCGGTGACGCAGCAGCCGATCCTGACCAACCCGTACGGGTTCGGGGCGGTGAAGGTGTGGGAGGGCTTCATCGCCTCCTTCGAGTTCACCGACCAGGGCCTGTCGATGCAGTGCCAGGGCGCGCTGTACCAGCTGGACCGGTACCAGGCGAAGCCGTTCTACCCGGCGCGGCCATGGCCGGTGGAGGCGTTGATCGCCGACCAGTTCGACCACACCCGGCGGCCCAACCTGCGCACGATGCCGCTGCAGATCGGCTGGCCGACGTCGTGGAAGCGCACCGTCCCCGCCTACTCGGGGGAGGACCCGCCGGTGTTCGCGCCGGTGGTGGCGGTGGGCGTCAACTGGACGCAGTACGTGTCCCGCTCGACGGGCGGCTGGGAGGCGGCGCTGACGTCGTTCATCCAGGGCCTGCTCACCGGGATGATCACCCGCAACGGCGACGGGGACAACGTGCCGCCGGGCGACCAGTGGACCGTCGACAAGTACACCGGGCGGCGTCCCGTCCTGCATGTCCGGGACCGGCACCGGATCCCCGACTTCACGGTGTGGCTGGGCACCCCCGGCGTGGCGGTCAGCCTGTCGTCCGACTCGACGCAGGCGGGCAACATCATCTACGGCCAGGGCCAGGACATCCACGGCGTGGCCTGGAACAACGCGATCATCTCCAACGACGGCACCCGCACCGACTACCAGCCGCTGGCCGCGGACCCGGCGGTGTTCCCGCTGGACTCCAACCCGCTGCTGGTGCAGGGCGCGTTCGTCTCCGAGGTGAACGCGAAGTTCGACTCCGGCATCAGCCAGGCCGACGCGACGGGCCTGGCGGCGCTGTTCCTGGGCCGGGACCGGGAGACGGGCTGGACGGGGTCGGTCACCCTGTCGGTCGATCCGTCGCCGCATCTGCCGCGGTGGCTGATCACGTCGGGGATGACGCTGCTGCTGAAGGGCTTCCTCGGCTCCGGCAACGTCGGTGTCCGGCTGCACATCTCCGCGGTGGAGGTGACCCCCGAGTCGGGTGACGTGGCGCTGACGGTGGACACCCGTTACCGGGATCTGCTGACGGTGCAGGAGGCCATCAACCGTGCCCGGGACCCGCTGACCCCGGTGAAGATGCTGCAGATCAACCGGACCTCCATCACCGTGGAGGACATCCAGGCGCCGTGGGACTACGCGGCGGGCTCCGGGTACGTGCCCCGGGCGTGCCGCCAGTTCCACGTCACCCGTCCGGCGACGCAGCTGTTCCCCTACGTCGCGTTCGCGAAGGCCCGGCCGCCGAAGTCCTACCCGGACTTCTACGTGAAGTGCAACGCCTCCGCCGCCAAGGACTACGACAAGTGGGCCGGACCGGTCCCGGTGCGGGTGTCGAAGTCGGGCACCATCAACCGCACCGAGTTCGCCATCTACGACGCCAACGGCAACGTCATCACCGACTGCCCGTTCCACGTGTCGTTCTACAACCTGGACGTCTCCGCCGACGACATGCCGACGGCGCAGGACGGCAGCGGTCCGTCGCCGTTCATCAACAACGCCTTCGAGAAGATCGACCCCAACACGGGCGAGGCGTGGCCCTCGGGCAACTACCTGGACCCCCCGGACAGCCTGATCATCGGCTGGGGCAACGTCGTCAACAACGTGGCGAACCGGGCCGGGTTCTCCCCGGGCAGCGAGGCCGACGACAACAAGCCGACGGGACTGCTCATCGACGCGGTCAACTGGCAGTACGACACCACGAAGAACATGGAGTACCAGCCGTACATCCCCAACGGCCTGCAGGACGACCAGGCCCTGCTGATCTGGGCGATGTTCTACGCCGAGTACCGCACACCCGTGTACTTCATGGGCCGCCTGTTCCACCTGAACTCGGGGAGTGAGTGATGGCCGTCACCGGCTACATCGCCAACTGGGGCGCCAATACCGCACTGGAGGCGATGCTGCAGGCGCCGACGTTCCTGGCGATGCACTCCGATGATCCGACGGCGTTGGGCTCGGCGTCGAGCGAGTTCATCGGGGGCGGCTACTTCCGGCAGGCCATCACCTTCGCGGCGTCCGCCGCCCGGGCGAAAGTGTCGCTCAACGCGCAGGTGTTCACCGGTCTGCTCGCCGGGTCGGTGGGCTGGCTGGGGGTGTGGACGGCCATCTCCGGCGGCAACCTGTGTTATGTCATCGTCTTCGACACGCCGATCCTGATCGTCGACTCGGGGCAGTTCCGCTGCGCGGCCGGGGACATCGCCCTTGCCCTCTAGCGTCGTGTCCCGTTGGGGACGATCGAGGTGTGACTACTCCCGACATCGTCGCCTGGGCCGGTTCGGTGTCGCTGGTACTCATCGGCTGGATCATCACCGCCCGGGCGGTCCTGCACGTCGGTCATCGGATCGAGACGCTGTCGGAACGGATCGCACACCTGGAGGGGAAGCTGGAAATCCCGCTGGAGTCACGGGGTGAGGCCGGGTCGCCCCCGGCGCAGTGGCCCAAGCCCCCCGGACATGTGGAGACGTAGTGCGCAAGGTCGTGTTGCCGTACCCGCCTACGAATCGGGAGCAACTCTGGTGGGCGGTGTTTGTGCTGTTCGGGGTGAAGATCCCCCGCACCCGGGTGTGCCCCGACCACTGCGCCCCGTTCGACGCCTTCGCCGACGCCTACTTCCGGGTATGCACCCTGCCTGGCTACGAGGGTGCGGTCAGCCGGGCGGTGTGGCACGCCTCCCGGGGCCTGGCGGGCAAGAGCTACACGATGTCGACGCTCGGGCTGACGTTCGCCTACGTCGACGGTGCGGACATCACCATCCTCGGCGGCTCGCTCGCGCAGTCCACCAACGTGCACGAGTACATGACCCGGGCGATGGAGTACGAGGGCATCCCCGATTCGATGACCGTCGACCAGACCGCCACGAAGATCAAGCTCACCAACAGCGGGCGCATCCGGCCGCTGCCCGCCAGCCAGCGCAACGTCCGTGGCCCGCACCCGAGCATCCTGCTGTGCGACGAGGCCGACGAGATGGACCTCGACGTGTACGACGCCGCCCAGGGGCAGCCGATGCCGCAGCGGTCCTACCTCGGGAAGACCGTCGACACCTTCACCGTCGTGTCCTCCACCTGGCAGAACGCGGACGGCACGTTCACCGAGATCCTGAAGCGGGCCGAGCAGAAGCACGAGCCCATCTACCGCTGGTGCTACCGGGAGAGTAGTAACCCGGTCGACGGGTGGCTGTCCCCGGCGACGGTGGAGGAGAAGCGCGGCTCCGTCTCGGTGGAGATGTTCCGCATCGAGTACGACCTGGGTGAGCCCAGCATCGGCAACCGTGCCTTCGACTCCGAGGCCATCGAGGCCGCGTTCAGCCTGAAGTTCAAGCCCGACGACGCCATCGGCGAGGGCTTGGGCTACGTCGAGCACAAGGAGGCCAAGGACTTCGAGGAGTACCGCTTCGCGAAGCGGGTCAACGGTGCCGACTACATCGCCGGGGCCGACTGGGCGAAGGAGCAGGACAAGACGGTCGTCTGGGTGGCCCGTCTCGACGGCACGAAGCGTGAACTCGTCTACTTCCTCCGGGTGAACCGCAGGCCCTACCCGGTGATGATCGGCCTGCTCAACAAGGCGGTCCGGTACTACCGGGTGCCCGTCAAAGGGGTGTGGCACGACTCGACCGGCCTCGGCAACGTCGTCAACGACTACCTCGACGTGCGGGCCCGGCCGTTCCCGATGACCGGGGACAAGCGGGCCACGCTGCTCAACGACTACGTCAACGCCGTCGAGAAGGGCACCTGGCGGATCCCCCGGATCCCCAGCACCTACTACGAGCACAAGTACTGCCGCACGGGTGACCTGTACTCGACCACGCAGGACTACCACCTGCCCGACACGGTGTGTGCCGCCGCGCTGGCCGAGTACGCCGCGAAGCGGCACACCGGGGTGGCTGCACCTCTCACCGTGAAGCGGGGCAAGGAGCCGACGGCGCTGGAGAAGGACTTCAACGGCACGGAAGAGGTGACCCTCGTCCCCGACCTGACGAAGAGCCCGGGCAAGGAGCTGGACCCGGCGGACCCGCAGGGGTCGTTCAGCCTGACCGTCTAGCGCGTATGGCCCACCCGGCGACAATGAGCCCATGACGGAAGGAGCACGATGACCCGACCCTTCCCCGGCGATCAACTGATCGACACCGACCTGGGCGACGAGATCAAGCGTTACCCCCCGACGCTGGAGGTCGGCCGCCCCGGGCTGAAGCGGTCCGGCGGCTACGTCAACGACGAGTTCCTCCCCCAGTTGCGCGGCCGCCAGGCCGTCAAGGTCTACCGGGAGATGAGCGAGAACTCCGCCATCCTGGGGGCCTGGCTCTACACCGTCACCCAGTTGCTGCGGCAGATCGAGTGGCGGGTGGAGGCGGCGTCCAACTCCCCCGAGGACAAGCAGAACGCCGAGTTCGTCGAGCAGGCCATGGACGACATGGAGATCGGTTTCGCCGACTTCGTCTCCGAGGCCTGCACCTGCCTGATCTACGGCTGGAGTCTGCACGAGGTCGTCTACAAGCGCCGCCAGGGGCTGTGGGCGTCCAACGCACACAACCAGTCCAAGTACGCCGACAACCGGATGTCGTGGCGGAAGTTCGCGTTCCGCTCCCAGGAGTCGATGCTGCGCTGGGTGTTCAACGAGGCCGGTGACGTGCTGGCGATGGTGCAGATGCCCGCGCCGCGCTACCAGCGCATCGTGCTGCCGATGACCCGCTGCCTGCTGTTCCGGCCGCAGTTGAGCAAGGGCTCCCCCGAGGGGAAGTCGCTGCTGCGCACCGCCTACCGCAGCTGGTTCATGGTGAAGCGGTTCGAGGAGATCGAGGCCGTCGGCATCGAGCGGGACCTGACGGGCCTGCCGGTGGCCTACGTGCCGCCCAACGTGCTGAACCCGCGGCCCGGCTCCGAGGAGGCCAAGATGCTGGCCGCCGTGAAGCAGGCGGTCACCGCGGTGCGGCGCAACGAGCAGGAGGGCCTGATCTGGCCGCTGTCCTACGACGACGACCGGAACCTCCAGTACGACTTCAAGCTGCTCACCTCGGGCGGCTCGCGGCAGTTCAACGTCGATCAGGTGGTGCAGCGCTACGAGACCCGGATGCTGATGTCGGTGATGGCCGACTTCATCATGACCGGACACGAGAACTCGGGTGCCTCCTACGCGCTGCACACCGACAAGTCCGGGATCTTCCGCACCGGGGTGAACGGCATCGCGAAGGCCATCGCGGACCCGATCAACCGGCAGGCCATCCCGCAGCTGTTCAAGCTGAACGGCATCCAGCCCAACGCCCTGCCGACCCTGGTGCCCAACGACGTCGATCCGCCGGACCTGACCCAGTTGGCGCAGTTCATCATGTCGACGGCCTCGGCGGGCCTGCAGTGGTTCCCGGACGGCGAGCTGGAGAAGTTCATCCGCGACGCGGCCCGGCTCCCCCAGGTGGACCCGGAGATCATCGCGGTGCACGAGCAGGAGCAGCGGCAGCAGGCGATCCTGGACCTCGCGCAGCAGAAGATGCAGATGATCCAGATGCAGCAGCAGGTCGACATGGGTGAGCAGCAGCTCGACCAGGGCGCGGTCCAGGGCGACCAGCAGACGGTGCAGGGTGCCCAGCAGATCGCACAGGGACAGCAGCAGATGGCCCAGACCAGTCAGCAGATGGCCGGGACCCAGCAGGACCAGGCCATCCAGGCGGCGCAGTTCAAGGCCGACCAGAAGGCGGGCCGTACCCCGAACAGCGCCAAGGCGACGGCCAGGAAGCCAGCAGGAGGCAAGAAGTGAAGCTTCTCCCCGTAGCAAACCTGTTCGCAGGCAAGGGTCCCGGCTTCAACCGGCAGACCGCCGAGGTCGTCTATCGGGCCATGACGGCGATGCACCCGGACGAGGCCCTGATGTTCGGCCGGATGCTGATCGGCGAGCTGAACCACGCCGACCTGATGCGTCACTTCGTCGGCATCTCCAAGATCGCCGACGAGCGGGCCGCGGCACGTGCGACCGCACTGCGCAGCCACTACGCCCGCGACGCGGTCGCCAAGGCACGGCGCGGTGAGGACAACACCCGTGAACTGGGGGTCCTGGTCGAGATCGCCAAGATATGGCCGTTCTCCAGTGGCGACCTGTCCAACCGTGCCAAGAACCAGCCGCGCAGTCCGCTGGGCCGCTTCATCGCGGTCCACGCCAAGATCGACACCGACGAGGGGGCGACGGCGGAGGATCAGAAGACCGCCGAGAAGAGGGGCATCCCCAAGGTCGCGCTGACGGGCGAGCACCTGAACCACTACCAGCAGGCCCACCAGCAGATCACCGACCTGCTGGCCCCCTACCTGCACCCGGACCTGTCCTCGATGCTGCACCTGAACGTCAAGGACGGCGCCAACGAGGAGCGCCGACAGACACTGCGGGTGGAGGGGGGCAAGGTCCCCGACTTCGGTCGGTTCCTGAACGACGGCGACAGGATCAAGTCGGCGGAGGTGTCGGTCGCCCCGCAGATCGACTCCTCGACGGGTCTGGTCCACCACATCATGCGTGGCGCCGGGGCTTCCCCCGAGCAGGCTGCCAGGATCGGCACGGCGTACGGAGGGCTGGCGAACAAGGAGAACCTGAAGATCCTGGGCGGTCCGAAGCTCAACGCGGAGAGCCCCGAGGCCTACTCCTCGGCCACCGAGGCGTTCGGCCGGATCGAGCGCGGTTCGCGCTACCTGTCGCAGAGCATGAACGAGGTCGCGCCGCCCCAGCTGCAGTTCGCCCTGGCCGCCGCCAACCACGTAGGCCAGTTCGGCCCGGAGGCGCAGAAGGTGATCGGCCCGTTCGCCGACCGCACCGCCTACCGCTACCGCGGCACCGAGCGGAGGGTGTCCCAGCGGCTCGGCGGCGAACTGGACCGGCTGCGCCACGACACGAACTTGAAGACACCCTCGGCCCGGCGCCGTTTCGCGGTGACCGGTGCGGTGACCGACGAGGGAGGGAAGCAAGTATGGAACCCCGGTCCGGTGCTGAGCTACTTCCACGACCACCTGCCCGACGCGGACCTGAACGAACTGCAGCGCCGCTCCGGGGTGATCCCGCCGTCGGAGGGCATCATCTTCAACCGGGAAGGCCAGGTGACCGCGCAGTCCGTCGGTTACGCCGACGACTGGTACCTGCCCTTCAACCTCAAGAACCTGGCCGCCCTCCAGGGCGGGGAGTACATCCGCACCCGCAGCTTCGGCGGTCCCACCACCGAGGACATCTACACCGGCCTGGTGTCCGGTGCCCGTTCCGTCACTGTGGTCAGCCACAACGGCGTCTACAACATCGAGTTTGACCCGGCGCTGCGCGGCGGTCGCCGCTTCAACGACAAGGCCGCCCGGATGGTCGGGCGGTACGGGCATCTGCTGGACGCGCTGCGCAGCAAGCAGGTCAGCCGCGGCGCGGTCGCCCCGTCCCGGATGCGCGAACTGGAGGCCGAGGTCGCCCGGCGGGAGCCGGACCGCGGGTCCAAGGCGTTCAGGGTCGAGCTGCAGCGCCGGACGGATCAGGAGCGACTGGACCCGACCCTGTCCGGCGAGCAGCGCGATGCCGCCGCCACCGAATGGCTGGAGGAGCAGGCCGACCGGGTCACCACCGCCGACGGGAATCCCCCGACCCTGCAGGAGTTCGAGGAGAGCGTCATCAACACCTCTGCGAAGCGGATGCTCGCCTCCCACAAGGAGGCGATGGCCAATGCGGGCATGCGCCCGGAGTTCGGACTGGGCGACTACCAACGGCAGGCCGCTGGGCATCTGCTGACCGGCACCCGTGAGCAGGTGGCGCAGAAGATCGCCGACGAGATGGGCCAGCGAAGGTCCTACGACCTCGCCATGAGGCGTGCCGAGGTGGCCAACGCGGAGCGGATCAGTCCGCTGTCGCTCAACGGCAAGGGTTACGACGACGCCCTGCACGCCCTGAAGGAGCAGTTCCCCTACTACATCGCAGACGTCACCTATCACCCCTGGTCGGAGGCCATGGGCATGGCGGGGCGGGCGCACACCGGCGCGTTGGACACCGGCTACGTCCCGGCCCGGCACCTGCGTCCCGAGAAGGCCGAGGCCGGGTACTTCAACGTCGATGTGATGGGTCCCGCTGGGGGGAAGGACAAGAAGTCCGGCAAGGTGTTCGCGCACACCATCCGCTACCAGAACCGCCGGGTGCATGACGGGCCGCGAGCCGTTCCCTACAAGGGCAAAGGGATGGACGAGGACGACGGATACAGCGGCACCACCGGAGGCGGAGGCGGCGACACCGGCGACACCGGCACGAAGCCGATCACCGCCGAGCGCAAGGAGGCGCAGCGGAGGGTCGCCGACCAGGCGGCGCTGAAGGCGTTCCTGGGGGCGAAGACCTTCGAGCCGGATGCCAAGTTCAAGGTCGCCGGTGGTGGGGTGGGCCCCTTCGGTGGGGTGGACATCAGGTCCGTGGTCAATGACGAAAGGTTCATCGACCCCGACGTCAAGGCCATCTACGGAGGCCGGGACGAGGACGATCTGATGTCCGACCTGGCCGACCCGGTCAAGGCCGAGAAGCTCCGCAAGGCGATGACGGCACTCATCACCAGCGGGGCCATCAAGATCCCCGACGACGTCGCCCGTGCCTTGCGGAACAAGGGCCAGATCGAGGAGGCCAAGCCGATGCCGGACACCGTCGCCGCCCGGCTCGCCGAAGGCAAGGTGGATCACACCTTCAGCGGCACCGCCTACGACGCCAGCAAGAACCCGGATGTCACGACGATCGTCGACACCTACAACGACCACGACGACATCAGGGATCTGCGCAGCCGTGGGGAACTGCCGGGTATCGCCTCCGGCAAGTTCGAGGACGCCGCGAAGGCGTTGAAGAGCAGGCTGCGTGACCAGGACATGGAGCTGGTCGGGCAGGAGGCGCGGGGCAGGCTGGTTGACCGGAACGTGCAGCGGCAGGTCGAGCGCGACTCGGAGGCGTGGCTGCGGGCCACACAGTTGCGTCGGCGCTACGACGAGGCGAAGAAGAACGAGCCCAAGCCCCCGGCGGACGGCAGTCTCACACCCGACGAAAGCAAGGAGTTCGACCGGATCACCAACTACTTCCTCGTCGACCCCACGCGATTGGGCGAACCGGAATACCGCGACACCGTCGACGCGGTCAGCCGTGGCGCCCTCTCCCACCTCCCATCCACGTCATCCACGCCACCGAAGCCGCCCAAGCGCCGTAAGCCATGACGACGGCCGTCGCCGACACCCGGGTAGAGCTGGCGGCCGCGATCCTGGCGGGCTGGTCGTCGGTCCGGTCCTGGCTGGCCGACGAGCCGGTCCGGGTGGGACGGGTGGAGCAGCAGGCCCACCGGGCGTTCACCCGGACCGGCCCGGCGTGGCGGGCGTTCGCGGAGCCCGGCGCCAGGAGGTTGGCCGGTGACCTGCACGCCGACTATTCGGCGCAGCTGGGCGCCCTGATCGACTCCGCCGCCGCCAAGGGCCTGGCGGTGGGTGTGGACCTGCAGCTGGCCAAGGGCGTCAGCCCGGAGGTCGCCTGGCAGCGGGCGCTCGTCGGTTACGGGCTGGACGAGGCCGGGATGCGGTGGTTCGTGAACGGCGCTATGAAGGCCGCTGCCGACGGTTCCGGCGGCACTGTCAGTGCCGCGATGCGCAGCGCCGTCTCTGCCGCGATCCTGGGTCGTGCCGACCATCTCGCCGACGTCGAATGCCGCGCCTGGGAGGGCGCACGCGAGACCGTCGCCAAGGCCTACGACCCGCACCAGCCACGGGACGAGGAGGGCCAGTGGGCCCGGGTGGGCGGTAGGGCGTCCGAGAAGGAGACCAGGGCCGCCCCCGCTGCCGACCCCTTCGCGAATGCCGTCCGCGATCCCTTCACGACGGCCGTCCGGGACCCGTTCGCGGCCGCCACGGACGACCCCTTCGCGAATGCCGTCCTGGACCCGTTCGAGCAGGCAGCCCGGGACGCCCCGTTCCGGCAGGCCGTCCGGGATCCGTTTGCCGCGGCGGCAGCGGATGCGGCCATCAACGCCGCTGCCAAGCCACGGCGGAAAGTGGTGCGGCGCAACATCATCCTCGCCATCCCGCAGAAGCGGGGCGCCACCCGATGGACCCCGGCGGACACCGGCGGGACGTTCATGATCCCGCTGGGCGACATCAGTGGCTTCTTCGCGGACAGCGGTAAGGCCGCCAACATCACGGGCTTCGACAGGGATCCGTCAGGGGCGGTCCTGGACTTCGGGGTCATGCACCGTAGGCACGAGGCCTACGGGGGGAAGGATCGCATCGAGGCCCAGCACACCACCGGGCGAACCCACATGAGTGTGGACATGATGCTTCCGGAGGTGGACGGAAACCTGTGGGAGGACCGCCTCGTTCCCGAGGCGACCAGGCTGCATTACATCGTCGCCGACGATCCCCTGAAGTGGGCAAAGACGCTCCGCAGGGACGACCCCCGCGGGTTCGACGAGGTGTGGAGCATGGTGTCCCCGCCCGGCTTCTCCAACCGCCTCATCGACCACCTCGAAGAAGACGAAGACGCCATCGCGATCGGCAAGGACCCACCGAACGCGGACATGGTGGATGCTCTGGCCGACTACCTGGCCTGGATCCGCCCCGACCTGATCGACGAGAGCGGCCGTAAGTTCCACGACGACCTGCGTGAGGTCGGGTTCGATCGTGCCACCGGGGACCAGATCGGCGCCGGGTACAAGGACGAGGATCTGGACTTCTCCAGGATCCCCGCCGTCGTCAACTTCCCGGAGGGCCTGGCCGACGATGAGGACGCCGCCGACATGCGGGGCAGATATCGGATCCGGCTGAAGGACGGCGTCCAGTACGAGTCCGGCATCCGCACCGGGATGTCGGCGAGGCTGAACGGGCACATCGGCGTGCAGATGATCAACCTCGTCCCGGACGACGACAAACACTCCTAGCGCGTGTGGCGGCACTCCCGACACTGGGGTTATGCCGTTCCAGCGCACGCCTGCCGTCGACCCGGTGTTCGCCGGGGTCGTCGT